CTCGTCGGGTTCGACGATCAGCGAGCCGTTGCTCTGTCGGGCCATTACTGTGCCTTGGTGGTTGAGCTGGAAAATAACGTCCGACATATCGCAGCCGTCGAAACAACCACGCTCGAAACGCTCATAAACCGGGCCGTCGTCCAGCTCATACAGGACATACGGCTCATACCGGGCCGCGTAGCCCTCGACGTAATAGCTGGAATCAATGCGCTTTGCCTCGGGTGCCGGGGCGAACACATGGAGCGCCCGGATTTGGCACTCATTCCTCAACTTCACCTTGTTCGTCGGTGTCATTGTCGACCTCCTCCTCTTTCGGCTGAACGTTAAGAGCCAGCTTTGCCTCGGCGGCCTGCAGCTCACTCTGGAGCTGTGCCACTTGGTCAAGCTGGCTGATTTCGGTGTACTCTTTTCGGATATATCGCTTGTCGCCGTCCGGGACGTGCGGCAGGCTCCAGATGTCCATAACGTCGTTGGTGCTGAGAATGCCACGATCAAACATCTGGGAGCTGACTTGCAGCTTGTCGTTGTTGGTCATGTACTGCAGCCGGTTGGCACTCCACACGATGGCATTGCCCCGCTTCCGCTCCTGCGCGGTGTAGGACATAACCGTCATAGCCTGAGAGAGCTGCAGGGCAAAGGGCTCGATCTTGCCCTCGTAGTAGGCACTCCACGCGTCGCCGACGGTCTTGTTTTGCAGAATGTCCTCGTTACTGCCGAAATAGTTCAGCACCCGGGTCTGGATCAGATTCATTTGCTCCGGGTCGACGATCTTGGCGGTGGACTGAATCTGCTGGACGTTGCTGTATGTGTTCGGGAACAGGGCCAGCCCGCCGGCGTCGCCGCCGAGGTTTTCCGCGACCCAATTCTTGCGTTCTTTCGCCAGATCGGAGCTTTTGGCGAAGTTGTTCACCGTCGCCATAAAGCGGAAACTCGCGCTGTTTTTGATGCCCTCCGCGATGCCCTGATTCTGTGTATGGAGTAGCTGCAGGGTCGGCATCAGCGCTTGATTGCTCTCGCCCACGATGTCGCTTTTATACAGGTATTTGCTGACCACGCCGCATCGGGAAAACTCGATGGCCGCCCATTTCCCATTTGCGAAACGATAACGCAGGTAAGGAACGCCGCCGACGTCGACGATCTCCGTCTGCTGGGCGTTCACCGGGTAGAAACCCACAAGCCGGTCGAGCTCGTCCAGCACCGGGGCGATAAAGCACGTATTTTTTGCGTCGTATATCGTGGCGACCTTATAGACAAACTGCGCGGATGTCATAAAGGGGTTGGGCCTGCCATCGAGCAGGGCCTTGATCCCGCGCGTGTCCGCGCCCTCCACGTTGGGCTTGAGCTTGCTGCAATGGTTTGCAAAGGTGTGAATGCAAGCCCGGGTTAGCTCCATTTCATAAACGCCGCCGTCGTAGCTGGTGAAAATGGGCGTGTAGCCGTCCAGCATTTGAAAATAGCCGTTTACCTGTTTTGCGACCTTGGGGCGCTTAAAAAGAAAGTCAAAGGCTCCCATGCCCTCCTCCTGTTCTGTTCAAATTAAAAGGCACCGGAATCCCGGTGCCTTTAGAATGTTTCTGTTTTTACAGACTATTAACTCTTCTCGCCAATGCCTTGCCAAGTTGGACATGTCCATCCGGAGTAGGATGTATGCCATCGCACATCATAGTGGCACGGAAAGCGGACGATATAGCAGGAAAACCCAAATCTGCGCCATCAATGACGGTAATGCCGTATTTCCCGCGGCACACTTCTACAATGGCATCGCGATAATTTTGCAGCCCTGCGGTGTTTCTGGTGCTGGGCAGCGGCGTAACAAAAAAGATTGTCTTTTGCGTATATCGTGCAATGAGTTCGTTGCACAATTTATCCAACGCCCCGCAGAAAGAAACGGTGTCGTCGGTGTCCTCGGTCGTGCCAATGGTCACGCCTTGATTGCTGTCGTTCACGCCACCGAAAATAACAACAGCATCACAGTCAGCGTCCATTAAAGCAACGCGGTCTGCAAAGGAAACGCCTGTTCCTCCGATGTTGGACACACAAGATCCACCCCGGCCGTCAACCGTAATCGCGGCCAGACCAAGCACTTTCTGCATAATTACCGGGTAAGGCTCGTCCATTCTCACAACCTCGTTATTCGTGGTGACATAGTTGCCGTATGTGATACTGTCACCGATAAAGCCAAACTTTTTCCCGGTCCAGTACGACAGCGGATATTTTTCCGTTACTGTAACAATTTCGCTTGGGGGGCTGCCGCCAGTATCACCACCTGCGGAAGCACCTTTCAGCCAGTACTTATCGCTATTTGCGTTTTTTACAGTGATAATGACATGGCTCGCAGTTGCGGGCATGACAAGTTCGATCTCTGCAAACCCACCGTTTACCCCCTGAAAACTTACAAGAAAGTTATCATCAGCATCATAAACGCTACCGGGCTTTGCGAGGTCTGTATACAGCACATAGGTTTCCCCTGCGACAACTGGAATTTTTCCAGAAATGCTGTGACCGACTAATTCTTTAATTTCGCCGTCGGTATTCTCGACGTAATAGCCGTTTGTCCACTCCACACCAACAAGCAGATTTTCGCTTTCCGTTGCAGGCTGTTCTTCCTGCTCGCCCGGCACAGTCGTGGTAATCTCTCCGATAACAAGCAAATTTTCGCAAATAGCTTTGTTGCTCAAAGGATTGTTGCTTGCAGGATTGATTTCAGAATCAACCGCAACAGACGGCCCCATTTCAATTTTAACATCGCCCTCACCCACAAGGCTCTGGCCGTTAACGGTTTTAATGGGCTGGTGTTCGGTCAGATATTCGCCTTTGGGCTGCTTATCCTCCAGCGCCTTTTCGTTGGCTTCGATGCCGTCCTCGATGTGCGCGACGTGTGCCGCCGTCCAGTTGTCGACGTGATCCGTAAGGTTGAGTCTCTGATACGCCATTTTTAACCTCCTAAAATCATATTGCCCAGCACCGCAGAGCCGAGGAGCGAGGTCGTAGGCCCGCCTCCGCTGCCTCCGCCGCCGGCTTCCAGCGCCTCGATCCGGGTGACCAAGTCATTTATCAGCTCCATGAGCTGGTTATAGACATCATTCGCAGGAGCCGCCGGGGCGCCCCCGCCGCAAAGTATGGATTTTCTCGCGGGGATATACGCCGGCGTCGTTGTTCGCAGATCGCCAGCAAATACGCCGACCTTGATGGTCAATGTGTTTGAGATAATCGGGATGGCGCACCGATTGCCCTCAAATACGACGTCCGTATGTTCGCCGCTGTGAATGAATCGGGCGGTTTTTTCGGGAAACTCGCCCCATTCCTCGTCGAAGTCAAAAACGACGACGAAATCGCTGTTGCCGCAGACGTATGCGGTTTTCCCGGGATATGAGGCGATCTTGTTCCTGACCGCGACGCTGATCTCTTTCGCCATGCCGGCCCTCCTATTCGTTGTTTTTTAACTGCTCGCCGATTTGGTCATACCATTTTTGTCTGACCGTCAGGGCGTCGATCACGCAAACAAAACCGTCGATATGGCACCGGGGATCAATTTTTACCGGGCGCATTTTGCGGTTTTCGACGTTCTGCTTCATGCCCACATTGAGAAAATGGGATTTCAGCAGGTTATTGTCGCCCAGCCGCAGGGTCTTGTCCCGCAGCAGGCCGTCCATTTCGTTTATAACCGGCGTGAGGTTTTCACCTTGGAAAACGTCGTCCATGTGGAAACCATACTGCTGCATTTGCTGGACGAGGTACTGCGCGGAATACCGGTCATATCCCACTTGTAGCGGGAGGATTTCGTACTCCTCCACCAACATCCTGAACCACTCGAAGCAATCGTTATAATCGACGAAGTTCTCCCCGCTCGGCTGGATCAGTCCGGCGGACACGTACAGGCGATAGGGGACGCCCTCGGCCGCCTGTAGCTCGTCGATCTTGTTCTCCGGCATAAAGAACCGGGCGAACGTGTAAAGCCTCCCAGCGCGTTCTATGACCACGCAGCAGGCCGTAAGGTCGGTGGTCTGCGAGAGGTCGATCCCGCCGACGCAATAGCTCCCCCGGAAATCCTCGAGGCTGTACGGCTCGCCGGCCACGGCGTCGACCACCTCGTAAGGGAGCCACGCCTGCGTTGAGTTCTGTTTTATGTTGCAGTATTTCGTGAGAAACTCCGCCCGCTTGCTGAGACTGTTCCGGGCGATGGCGATCTCCTCGATAAAGAAGTCGGCCGACACACTCACGCCCATGTTGGGGTTGGCCTTTTTCAGCTCCTCGATGTCGTCCCACTTGCTGGGATCGTCGATCATGTACAGGATCGGCAGCAGGCGCCGCTCTTGGCTGTTGTTCAGGAGCCACGCGGTGGAGCGTGTAAAAAGCTCGTCATAAGGGCCGTCGATCACATAGCCCGCCGTGGAGATCGACAGGATCATCGGCTGCTTTCGAGCGCCAAGTGCGGATTTCATAACCTCGTACTGTTTCCGGCCAAGCTCCGCCGGCCAGCTCGCGATTTCGTCACAGACCGTCAGATGCGGGTTGAAACCGTCGGATTTTTTGGCGTTGAATGCCAGCGGCTTTGTGACGCCGTTGGTGCTCTCCATGTAGATGTCAGAGCGGCGCTTGACTACCAGCGCGGCGAGCTCCGGCTCCTGCATGACCATGCGGTGGAAGTTCTCGAACACGATCGACGCCTGTTCCAGTTTCGGAGCGAGGCAATAGTTTTTTGCACCATACTCGCCGTCAAGGTATACCATATAGGCGATGATCGCCGAGGCGAGTATACTTTTTCCGTTCTTCCGGCCTATGACGATAAACACCTCGCGGAATATCCGCAGGCCGTCCTCGTCCACGATCCCGAACATGACGGAGATCGTGGCCTTTTGCCAAAGCTCCAGCTTTATGAGATCGTTCCGGCCCTCGCAGTGATGGCAAAACGTCTCTATGAAATCAATGGCCCGGTTTGCCTTTTTGGCGTCGAAATAAAAAAGACCATCGCGGAGGCCCGCAGTGATCTTGTCGTATAGGAGCCTGACCCACTTGCCGACGACGATCTCGCCGGTTTGTATTCGGTGGTGGTACTCCTGTATGTAGTTTGCAAAGGGTGGCATAATATCACCTGTTCATAAGGGCCTCCAGCTTGCTTGTCTTTTGCGCCGGCGGCACAAGTTCGAGCAGTTGCTTGAGGATCGTATTCAGGTTTTTTGTGAGGCTGATATGGACGTCAGCGGCGGCGGATTTCTTCCACCCGCTCTGCGTCTCGCCGTTTTGATAGTATTCTGTAAAGCCGATTTCGTTGAGCTGTACCTCCAAGTCCTCGAGGCTCACCGTGATAAACGCGGCCCGGTCGATCAGGGCCATGCAGGTCTGCAGCTTATTCGGTTCCAGATCGGCGAACAGTTTCAACAGCCGCCTGCGTTCGCTTTTGACTCGGGATTCTTTTGTCGGGTCTTTTCTTCTTTTTGCCATGTTCCCCTCCCCTTTCGCGGTCTTTTCAGAGTTTTTCTTGAC